TAACCACATTCCGGAGAATTTTAACGCTCGTGCCCTTTTTACACGGGTCTGTCATATATTTTAAACTAACAAAAAAAAGTGATTTAATGGCTCATGTAGCCCCTATTGAACAATTGAACTTTTTCTTCATAACTCATACTGAAATCAAACACATCCGTGTCTTCGACATTGATCTCATGCATTTCTATCGGTAAATCATAAGTCACACGGTTAGAAAGTGCTGAACGAACCAAACATTCCACAAATTGTTTTGGTGTTTGTATATCTTCTTGATATATTCGATTCATCTTAATCTTAATACATGTAACTTCATATGGTTTTTTATCAAAAAATGGTGTCAATGGGTATTCCTCTTTCATACCACCATCTACATAGGTTTCACCATTATATTTACCACATGCAAATATGAAAGGTATCGCCATGCTCATGCACACTGCATCTATGATATTCATATCTGGGTGGGTATCTTTAGAGAAATACACTGTTTCAGAAGTATTCATACAGAATGCTGAAATGTAAATTTTCATATCAATCTCTTTGAAAGTGGGATCACACCCACATATTTCTACTAATTTTTTACGAATAGGTGCCATATCAACAAAACCAAATTTGTTAAAAAAGGACCCTATGCGTATCTTAACAAAATTGGGGACATTCAAATTTAATGAAGTTTCCAGAATTTCATCAACCGACATTCCCACCCCCATGAATAATGCTAAAATCGATCCAGCAGAAGAACCTGAAATTTCCTTAACATCGACTAATTCGGACTCCCGTGCTTTTAACACACCAATCAATGAAAATATTCCCATAGACGCCGGTCCGAGAATAAGATACTTCATCTTCCTACTTAATAGAATTGAGGAAATTGCTTGCGTAAAAGCGCAAATACTAGAGCGTACACGACCGCGTGTGTGAGCACGGATTCTATGCTCGTCTGACCGGATCCGAAGACACCCCCTGACTTGGGAGGAAGTGTGAGTAAGAGACCGGGGCTTAGTAAGATAAAGAGAGCGGTGGTCACTAGTAAGTCGGTCTTTGTGAGTACGATACCCATTGTTTTGGCAATTAGGCTGTACACGAGAAAGAATACGAGTGCGTGGAAAAATACGGCCATTTGGCCAGTCTTTCGGTTCATGAAAGAAATCTTCGAGCCGTCGGTGGTCAGAAGAAGACCGGGGCTCAGAGACAAAAAAAGAGCTGCAGGAATGGCGACCTTTTGGGACGTGATATCGGGTAACATTTAATATACACACATATAATTTTTAGCATAAGCAGTAAAGTCATTAAATGTAGCTCCACGCATGATATCTTCGTGTACACCATTTTCATTTACAATGCGCCTGATGTTTCTCCAAATGTGACCAAGTCGCTCTTCATACCAAAGAGTTTGTTCCTGATATTCCCATGTTGTACGTGTCAAACCAGTGTCGCGCTCTTCATAGCAAAACTCGACAAAGTCACAAAACTTCCCAGTGTGTTCAATCTGTGCGTCATATAACAGTGTATTCATGGTACCCCACATATACTGTAATTCATCTGAGTATTCGACTTCCCAGTCTTCAATATTCAGAGGAGTGTGTTCATTTTCGAACCCTTCGTCATCACTGACATCGGGATCAAATCCGTTATTGGCTTCGTATACGTATTGGCTCCAGACCATGGTTAGTTACTTATCTTCTTTCTCGGGTTTATCCTTTATACCAGTTAGTGACAGTGAGGTGGACTCTTTCACTTTAAGACCATCTTTAATAGCATTAAGTGCACCTTCCACTTTTGCTTCATCACCACCAAAAAATTTCAAAAGTCCATCTTTGATGGCGTCTTTGTTAATACTGCCCTTACGAACAGATTTGCGGAGGCTTATTTTACCTTTCCTGAGGTTAATGGTATCAATACCCTGCTCAACCATATGCTTCTTCACATTCTCCTTGAGACGCTTCTCTTCTTGGTTGAGGATTTTGATATCAGCTTTCGCTTCAGAAAGTTGTTTGGAAAGTTCGACAAGCTTGGAAACGTTACCCGAAAGGTCGGTTCCAACGGAAGTCATATGTTATCCTGTAATTTAATCTTTAAGCACACAAACTACGCTGCATGAGATCGGGGACGATAGTGGAGTTGTTCCACACGAAGGGGTCCTTGCTGTTAGGGGGATCCGCGCGGATTTGCTGGTTAGCGTTGCGGAGGGCACCACCGATGGTTTCGGGGAAACCGACCTGGGCGCGGGGCTCGAGGAAGTTCTGTCCCTTGAGGACGTCTTCTGGAGCAAATTGTCCAAAATCTTCCTCCGAAGCCACCTCGCGGGGGAGGAGGGAGGAGGCGAGGCCGGTACCCTTCTGCATACCACCATCCACTGGGGCCGCAGCGGGGCCAATGACCGAACCGCTACCGAAGCCAACGTACTCACGCTCGTTGATGGAGTAGTCGGAAGTGTTGTTAAGAGTAGTGAGTAAGTAGACAACTACGGCTATGGCCACGAGAGTAAGTATCTTAGACTGGTGACGCTTGAGCATATTAGAGATCATCTTTATATATTAGTAACAAATTTTTTTATTGGTCGTCATCAACAAATGCATATTCGTCTGGGTATGTGTCGACGATTGGCTCTGGGTGAAGCCTGACCTGAACGAGATTCCATGTGCACGCGAATGATTTCTTGGCGAACCAAAGTTCGGAAAATTCGAGGATGACATCACAAGATTTATCCTTCTGGAGAGTTTCAAAATCAACCGCCTCCTGCTGAGAATTGAAAACCTTGGTGACGTCGATTCGTTCGCATCTCAGCTGATTGTCTGGTGCACTTTGTGTGTAAGCTCCCCTGATAACATCCTCAGATAACTCCTTACCAAACCAATCAACCGCATTCTCTTGGGCGGCCGTGACATTCCCTGAATCGATTACCTTGATCTTCTCAACATTCACATCAGATACGATGTCAATGAGAATATCGTCAGAAATGTCAGAAATTTTAACACCATTCAACTGAACGAAAACCTTTCGCTTGTTATCATTGCGAACCTTCACGGTTCGGAGGCCATCTTCACCCTTGGTGAGGGTATCAAAAATCATTTATACTCTATATGTGTTTCATTTATTTAACCCAACAAATGGTATATTAGACGCCTTGTCTAGAATTGATTTCGAGAGCCAGTCATTTCTATTTCCTCTGTACCCATACAATGTTTTCTTAACATTGATATTCTTATCAATTTTTTGCGCATTCTTTGGCCTGTAATTTTGTTCATTTTTTACATATGACTTATTACTGACGGTTTTCCACTTGAGTGATTCTACATTGAAGCGTTTATTCCCTGATGATTTTTCGTAATTATTGCCCACCTTTGTGCCCTGGGTAACAGTCTTAATACCGTGTACCAACTGCTTAGATAAACGCTCCTTTAGTGGTTCTGTCGTGAATTTACTATAGTTACGTGGGTTAATACCGGATGCTTTCTTAATGTTCACATTCCCGGGTTTGGTACGTACTACACGTACCTTTTTGATCTTATTACGAACCTTTTTGAATATATCATCGATAGAGTCACTCGATTTGATGCCTTTATTAAACATTTTTCCGAGTTTTATAAGTCGTTGACGATCCTTCTCTTTCTTTTCTGGTCTCAATTTGAGCTTATGCATGAGGTAAATGTCTCCAATTAAGAATTCTTTACTCGCAACTAAAATTTTGTTATTTACAACCATCTTTCCTGTGTTGGCGTTGCGGTATGTTATTCCCTTCTTTCTCGTTAAGGCGACATCCGAACCAAACTCATCTGGGCGCATGAATGGAATATCTAAGATACCACCCATCGTGAAATCCTGAATTTTACCCGTTTTAGGTGATAAATATCTAACATTGAGATCCAGTGCGAATAACTCTACATCAATAAAAACATCACCCTTTCCTGGATTGTTGTTTTCCCTCGACTTCTTCTTCTTGATCAATGTGTACCTTCTAGTCACATACGGCCCCTTGTTTTTGAATCCCACACCAAGGAATTTGGTCAATTTACCTTTCTGTGCCAATACACGATTTTTAATCCGTGCATTTAAGCGACTGGATATTTCTCCAAGTTTATTCCATAAGAGTAGTTTCAAAGCCTGGAGTTTTCCAAAGTATTTCGCATTGGTTTTCATATTTGGTACAAATTTTGCGTCAATGTCACTCGTGACTATACGATCTTTGAAGTCTACGTACATGTTAAACGCCTCACCCCCACTTATGATGAGATCACCCGATGATTTGAGAAATTCTGTCAATTCTCCAGTTGTTTGGAGGATGATATCACGGATAGAGTCTGTGATGAAAACATAAATCATCTTCTCAAAGTCTTTATCAGGATATGAACTATGGACACGGTCCCTGAACTTTTTTAAGTCTCGTTGTTCATTTCTATCAAAATATTTTTTGAGTTTTGAATCTTTGAAAAGTAGATTATCATTCATAAATTTTTCGATAGTCTCCTTAGGGTAAATCTTTTCATCCATTATTATATTGTGATATAATATTATGGACTGTGGTATTATAGACGAGTGTAGATGCTACAAGTACAAGGGTGCGAAGAATCAATTCTGTGGTGCGAGGAGAGGTCCAACTATTTCCCCATGCCCAAGTGCGTGTTGTGCTGGTGGATGTTCCGGGCAACCTTTCCGAATTTTAAAGAGACCCAAGCGTAAACCGAAAAATGATTCTAGGTTCTTTACCCGTGATTACCTGTTTGGTTTCTTTGTGATAATTACATTATTGTTTCTCGTGTTCCATGACTTAAAGATTAAGTCAGTAAGATAGATATAATGTCTCTTGAAACCATTCAAACCGATATCGTTGCTCTTCGTTCCGAGGTAAAGACCCTCACCAAGCTCATCCGTAAGATCAAGAATACCCAAGAGGATCCCGATGGTGAGAAGGCTAAGAAGCGTGCTGAGAACAACGGGTTTAACCGAAAGCAGGAAATCACACCTAAGTTGCGCGCGTTCCTTGCCCTCCCAGCTGAGGAACTCATTTCTCG